ACCAGCATTAAACACTGCCATGTCTTCATTGGGGTCTGCGTCTCTATTTTTTATGATTACTTTTGTTGCACGAACAAATAAATTACCCTCACCTATTTCATCTATAATACTATGATTACCGTCGTGAAAAATTAGAAAATCTCCGCCTGTACCTAGTTTTATTTTTTCATCGTCAACAAGAGTTAGGTCTCCTGTCAACGCAGTAGTTGCGGCATCAAGTGTTATTGTTCCACTTGCGTCTATTGTGAATGCACCTGAAGTGACATCGAATGCGTTTGTTCCTGCAGATATTTCAAATGCAGATGCGTCGAAGACACCTTCTATTTCGTTGATTGCTCCAACAATAGTGGTTTTAACATTTGTAGTTAAATCTCCAGTTGCTCCTAAACCAGAAGAAACTGTATTGAAGTCTGTCACCAACGTCGAGAAGGTGTCTGTGATAACAAGTTGTGGTGCTGGTGTATACTCTGCCATTATAGTTTCTCTATTATTGTGTTTAAGAGTTGTTTCATCTCAGAGACATCAGTCTTGAGTTGTTCGAACTCCATTTCCTTATTTATTCTTCTTTTCTTTCTTTCACGTGCATTATGTATTTCTTCTACATTAGTATTTATAATCCCGCCTGTACGGGTATCACGAGCAAGACCAATGCCATTATCTACCATTATTAAAGTGGACTTCATTATACCGCCAACGCGATTGACCTGAAGTCTTTGAATACAGGAACAAGAGAAGAGTTGCTACTCTTCATTACAATCTTGAACTGATACTGGGTAAAGTCATCAAGTGAACCACCCACTCCTCCTATGAGATATCTATACTCACGGAAGTTTCTATCATCTGGTCCTACAGTCTGTTCTTTTTCTTGAAGTATCCAATCAACCTCAAATATATTTTCTCCGTCATTAGAAGTTCTAAAGTATAAGTCGAAGTCTGAAGAACTAGGTCTGATAGCAGATAAGATAACTTTCAAACCAACTGCACTCTCTTCTAATATCTGTACTGAAGAAATATGTTTAGCAAGAGATGAACCACCGAATGCTTCGGTCTCTGCGACATAGTTTAGTGGGACATTTACCAGACTTAAATTCGTATCATCTGCCACTTGGTCGTCGATTAAGTTACTTATTGTTGTCAGTGATACTCTCTGTGTATCTATAATAGGTGACACATCTGCACGAGTAGTATTTAAAGATACTGACCAAGTTGTTGACTTATTACCAGATAGTTGACTTGTTTCCATTGTAGGAGAAGCAATCAATCTAGGTGCTACGAAATAGTTTTCTTCACCTATAGCAATGTCATATGAGAATGTAGTATCTTTTTGATATTTTGTTTCGTTTCCTGCAAGAGATTTACCTGTAGTGAACTTAGCACCGAATGCTACACTTGTATCATCTGGAACGAGTGTTTGGAAGTTAGGTACGCAACCATCAAATTTAATCTGTTTATCAACCTTTATAGTTGCTCCACCAAATACTCCTGAAGTCGTAGAAACTGCATTTGCAGAATCTGTATCAAACCTGATAGCAAACCCATCAACCTCTTTGACGGTACGTGCACCACTGATGTCACTACCATATATACCATTATACAGTGTTGCAGGTGTAAGACCTGATATATTAACAGTATCGTTTACTGAGAACCCATGATTTGGTATAAGGGCAGTAAGTCTATCGCTATCACCTGTCGAAGTACCGTATAATGGATTGACAGTAAGAAGTTCTTTTTGAACATCTGTATTCTCAAATATTGCGGTACCACCTGAAGTGTCAAACTCTGCTTTGTATATATTAAACATCAAGTCTTTTGTTTGGTCTGGTTCCCATGTAGAACCATTCTGTGACTTGAAGAGTGAACCCAATGAAGGTTGACGACTGATACGTGCTTCGGTTGAACCAAGTAAAAATGCATAAGTTTCCGCAACATATGCTTCATAGTTTATTGAATCTGCAAGAAGAACAATCGCATACTCTGTATTGGGATTTAAGAAAACGGGTTCCTCAAACTCAAATACTGTTGGTGCGGCAAGTACCCCTGCCGCAGTTTGTTCTGAGGGTAACTGTACTGAAGACGCATCCACGAACTTTATCGCATTTCCGATAATATCAATAGATGAAGGTGCACCATTTACTAGAGGTCTTATTTGTAACTCAATAGGTATTTTGGCATCTTTAGTTTTGAAGAAACATTCTATTTTAGTGACAAATATTCCTGCAGGGTCAGTGACTCTGAAAGATTGTGCTAGAGGGTCTCTTGCACTTACCTTTGAAGTTTTTGTCCATCTTTTTGGTAGTACTATATTAGGTCTTGTTGAAGTGACTGTTGCTTCACGTGTTGATAGAGTACCTTTAGCAATGTAGTTATATCTAGCAGAACTTGTAGATACTTCGTCATCATTAGCACTTATATCAAGTAACTTAAACTCACGAACCCCTGCGCGGAATCTTAGAGTAAGTTGGTCTTCCACTTCTTTCTGACAAGGGATAAATAAGGAACCTTCTATCTTTCCTGCATTGTCGGTAACAAGTATTGATGAACCTTGAGGATGTGATGTACTCTCTCTGAACTCATGTCCATATTCAACACCACCACTTGTAGAAGCAGAATATCTCTCAAAGGTTTCTTCTCTTACAAAGTTATCCATAGACACACCATCAAAGAAAGCATAATATTGTGTGTTAGGTGTTAGTCCTTGTGCCCTGAAGAATATTTTACGTGAACGTATGAAAGGTAAGAATGTTAATGAAACTTCTCTGTCTCCAACAACTTCTCTTATAGTATTAGTGCTTGTGACTATACGATTTGAGAAGGAACTACCTCCTGGGTGTCTACTTGCATATCGAGCACCTGTGATACTCACACCCACTCTTGACTCAGATGAGAGACCCGCATTGAAATCATTATTGTTACCGTTTATAGGTGCTCCATTCCAATTCCAAGTTCTTGTGCCACTCCAACCATTGAAGTAATTTCTTACTGTTGGTCCATATCCTGTTACAGGAACAAAGTTGTTTGTTGACCAGTTGAAGTTTCCTCCATTACCGAATGTGAAACTTCCATCAATCGCAACCTGATTTAATAGTTGTGGAACAATGGGTTGAATAACATTTGCAGGTGTATATACAGTATCTTGCCACTCGTCAGTACAAGGGGATAGTTGTAGTTGACCTACCCCTGAGATAACCGCAAATGGGTTTACATTCTCAGTACCAGAAACTTTAGTTTGTGATATTGCTGTTACACTATTATGTTTGATATATACTGTATCACCTTTAAGTATAGTATTAGTCGATAAGTCTGAATCGTATCTTAGTGTTACGTTATCATCAACCTGTTGTGGTTGTAGTATACCAAGTGATGGGTCAATCGCCGCACGATGCATTGGGTTTTGAACATCTGTAAATGCTCTATCCATAAAGTTATCTACAAAGAAACCTGACTTACTACGTGGATTGCCCGAAGAATCTAATACAAGTAAGGTTGAAGTATCAACTTCAAGTAATGACAATGAAGTAACTTCTTCAAGTTTATCGATACGTTTCTCTAACTTAGAGATATCTCTCATTGTAAATCGTTTTGCTTCAAGCGGTCTTACAAGAGTATCTGAGTCATGTAGTCCATATGCGTTATGTTCTAGTTCAAACAACGCAAGTGTATTTTCTGGTGTTGGTGGTATCTGTGATGAGAAACCATTCTCACCCAATATGTTTTTAACTTCACCTTGTGTGGTGATGACCACTTTATCTTTTCGTGGGAGATAGTATTGAATATCTGCTTGGAAGACATCTCCGTTTGTTATAATTTCATTAGACGCGGCACCAGTACCTGTGAATGTTCCTGAAGCATCAACCGAAGAACGGAAGTCAATAACATCTCTTAGACTTATTGAACCTCTTGAGTTTACTTTATAGTTAGGTATGGACTTATAGTTTAACACATCGTCAGTCACACTGAATGTGCCAGCATAAGATTTCATAGAGAAGTAATCTCCTGCACCATGTGCAAAGTGTTTGAATCTACAGAACACATTACCTGAAGGGGCAGTTGCCCCATCTTGAATAATAATACGTGCATTGGCATAATGTCCGGGTCTCTGTCCATCGTCAATAGTAAATCTAGAAGATAAATCAATACCATCTGAATCGGTTTGTTTTATGGATATTACTTTTTGTAAGTCAGTCTTTTGTAGGTCAACATACTTGACACCTGTTACCGCATCTGTGGCGATTGCGGCAGTTCTAGTTGTCTCTACAAGGGTTTTGGGTCTTACAGTAGGGTCTGATTTATTTACTTTGGCATATACGTTATAGGTAGTGCCATCAATAAGACCTTCAATCACTAAAGAAGACCCACCTGTTATACCTGAAGGAGTGACAACTGCACCGTTATGGGTTGTTACGATAACTTGAGAAGTGTTTACATAAGTCTCACCTAAACCTAATCCACCTATAGTAAGTGTTGTACTTCCGCTTGGTGCTCCTGTAAGGTATCTTTGAACCTCGAAGGAAACATCTGAGATGTTTGCTGGACGAGAATGTCGTAATGGAAAAACAAGACCTGTATTAATTGATTCTTTTAAAACTGCTTTAGTTGCTTCAAGAGAAAGGGTAGCAAAGTTATTACTGTCTGTACCTATAATCTTTACATTTCGAAACGATTTTCCACTATCCATTTTGACATCAAAGATATATACGTTATAGTTACTTCCACTTTTTTCTACATATCTTACTTTCGCAGTACCTGAAGTACTTGCTGAAGCATCAGTTGTACTCTCTGAAAGATTTATAACGGTATAATCTTCTATATCTAGTGCACCTTTCAATGCACTACATATAACATAAGAACCATAAGAAACACCTACCACATCGTTATTGACCGTAGTAGTTGTTCTTGGTTTTGCTATCGTCAAACTAGTAGGAGATTCATTAACCGCACGATATCCGTTGACATATGCGATACCACTTCCTACACCTAGTATAGTATTGTTACCACTCTCTGATAGATTTGAATTAAATCTGTTCGCAATATAGTTACCTGACTCTTCTTTAGTTCTTTCTGCAAGAAGGTCATTGATTTTATTATAGTCATCTGTACCACTTACTTGGTCAACAATATTACCTTCAGCAACATCACAATAATATACAAAGTTTTGTCCTGAAACAATAGCATCTTGTGTTGTTAAAACAAGTTTTATACGATACCTATCTGCGCCAGGGGAAGTTGTATTAGCAACTGTACCTTGGTTATCATATAATGCAGTAGCATCATTTACTGTTACGACATCTTCTGTTATTCTGAAACCAACAACTGCAGTAGGGTTTGGTGAATATTTAGAAAGGATAAGTCCTTGTGGTTTGACAAATACGAAGTGTCCTCTTACAAAAAAGTCTCCACCATCGTTATGTATTTTACTACCAACACCTATAGCAGGGTTATCTGTACTATTATCGCTTTGTACTAGAAAGTTGAACCCACCCCCTGAGAGATTTTCAGAAGGTGCAAATCGAACGGGTGTAGTCCCTGTTGCTCCACCTGAAGTATTTGTGTATTGGACATATATTGTTGCAGGGTCAGAACCAACAGCATTTACTGCTTCAAGAACTCTTGCTTTTACAGTAGATGTTGCTCCTGTAAGTTCTACTCCAACAACACTTGTTAAATCTGTAGGAAGTTGGTTTATGGCAAGGTTTGTATCTAGTTTGACAAACTCATAACTATTTGTTATAGAAGGTCCACCCGGATTTACTGCGGCACCTTCTTTAAATACATTACGACCAAATCTTCCAATCTCTTCTTGGATGATAGTTTGCATCTGAGTGAGTTCACGTGCTTGTAGTGCCCTACCGCTGTTGAAAAGAATACGATGATAGTTATCACTATCAAGGAAATCGTCCTTATATGTTGATGAAAAGACATTTGAAGTAAACGTAGTTGGCATTGTTATATTATCCTAAATTTGTATGACTATTTTAACGTCTTCTGTTTGGTCTGCGGAACGAGTTACTGCCGCCCTGTTATCTATATATAGCACATCTCCAGTAAGAGTTTCTACCTCTGCACTTACATTAGGTGTACTTCCATGTGTGCTACCTGTGGCACTACTAGTTGCCCCTGTTATATTTTCACTTGTAGAAAAGGTCTTATATCCTGTTTCATCGTCTTGATGATAGAATAGTTCTAAACCATTTGTTGATATCTTATCGATAATACCTTTAGCACCACTTGTGTTTGAAAAAGTTTCATCTACTGCAAAGTCACCATTTTTACTTACGAGCACTAGTTTCTTTAAACAGTTTCCTGTATCATCACCGAATGCTGAACCACCCACAGATACAAGAGGGTTTCTTATAAGACCTACTTGACGGAAATCATTACCTATAACAAAGTCTCCATCAACTTCATCTCCTGAAGGTTTTACTGAAAACATTATACCATCAGAACGTAAGTCATTTCTAGGGTCTGCTCCAAGACCACCCTTTGAACCGATGATAGGTCTAATGACAGCATCAGTGGTTTGACCTGCGGCAGACTGTGATATAGATGCATTAGTATATCCTAAACCTAATGGAAATGCAGGTTTAAGTACACCAGAAACACTCCCTGCACTATCGTGTACCTCAACCTTTACGATTTCACCACCACTTCTTGTTGCTATTGCTACAGCACCACTACCATCACCATGTATCGTAAGTGTAGGAGTTGAAGTATATCCTGAACCACCAGACACAACTTCATACCCTACAATCTGTCCATCTACTGCGGCATTCTGTACGGCAAGTTGTTCGATGTCTGCGGCAGGAGAACTAATAGTTGTTGCACCTTGTAATTTTACGGGTAAGAAGTTTGCGGCAATATATTTATTCGCATCTCCTGCAGATATTGAATATAAGAACTTCCAAGCATAGTCATCACTTGTTCTAAAAGTGGTACCATCTAAATGACCTGTAGGTTGTATAGAAGAAGCAATCTCTCCACCTGTAGCACTCTTTGCCCGTTGGATACATATGTATACTTGGTTCTCGTCATTCATTACATAATAAGGATTTCCGGGATATCCAACTTGCTTATCGTTGTAAGCAGAGTAATGTGTGTTTGCACTCCAATTATTACGAGGGATAATAAACGAAGCATCCGATATTAATTTTACAGATTGAAGAGAGTTCCTATATAGTCTTTCTTCAACAGCAGTGTTCTCTGTTACGGGAGGAGTATCAGTTGCATTATCCCAAGTATTAGAACGACCAATACCAAGATAATATTTATTCGCAGACGAATCAAAGTTTTCTTTTAGTAATCTAATAGTTTCTTTTTTTAATGTTTGTGTTATGATTGCCATTTTATTATCCTACTGCTCCACCATAAGTTGATATTAGACCCCATTCATTACCGTCCCATAAAAGTATTGCACCCTCATGTTCTTGTAGAGTTAGTGTATTTCCTGGAGCAAAGTTATCTGGGGTTATTGTTACAGTTCCTGCCCCTTTAACTGAAAGTATTTTTATTTGTCCTGTATCTGTACCATTAGCAAGACCTGCACTTACAGCATTTGCTCTAGTAAATATTGTAGTTGTAGTTGCTAGTGATATAGAAACGTTATCTCCACTCAGACTTTCATCCGTCAGAGATAGTCCACCCGTAAGTGTTAATAAACCAGAACCCTTTGATGATATGTTAATACCAACGTTATTATCTGTTCCTACTGCTTCTAAAGTAGGACTAGCACCTGTTACTGAACTAGTTATTTTTAAGTTATTTACTATAGTTCCTGAAGGTGCAGGAATAGTCAATACTGTGTTGGCGTTTGCATCCTGTATACTTGTTGTAATCTTAGGAGAGGTTATAGCAGGAGTTGTTATTGTTGGTGCTGTTAATGTCTTGTTAGTAAGTGTTTGTGTATGAGCATTGAAAGTAAACTCATCGTGACCTGTCAATAAAGGTAATGTTACATTTCTATCTGCCGCAAGTTCTGATACTGCAAAGACATACTTATGGTCTGCACTTGTATCATTTATTTGTGGTGTTGTCAAGGTTTTATTTACAAGAGTATTTGTTGAAGTGTCTAATACAACATTACCTGTGATGTCTGGAATAGTAATCGTTCTATCCGCAGTAGGTTCTGTTACAACGAGAGTAGTTTGATGAAGGTCAGATTGAGCACCTTCAAATATAATACCCTTAGTTGTTGCGTCGAGCGTGATACCTGATGCAAGAGCGTCGCCCCCTAACATGCCATAGAGTTCATCAAAGTTTGCTTGAATCTTAGTTGCACCTACACGAAGAGAATCCCCTGTCCCATCATTATTGGCACTACCTTTATTTAATGTTTGTTTAGTCATTCATATTATCCTAATTCTTTATTCTATTTATATACTTTTTTAACCTAGATGTCCAAGATTTGATATATAAGTATCAGAATCTGCACTATAAAATACATGTCGTGTTTGGTCTAATGTTTCAAACGCAAAGTTATTTGAGAAGTCAATACTAGTATCATCAAAGGTTGGTGACGATGCACTTTGTGCTTCACGTAAACTTCCATACTGATTATCTATTTGTTGTATTGTTATTGTAGCATCATTATTGAATGCCATACTTACAAGTTCTGGTCTTATTCTAGTGAGTAGACCCGCATTGTCACTATCAACATCATCTATAAGTGAGGTATGGTCAAGTGATGCTACAGAGTTGAATGAAGCAGTACCATGAACCGCAAAGGGTGGGGGTGGTTCGATATCAACTATCGGGGCAATTAAAGTGTCTACAACCGAACTCACTAATTGTATTTCTGACCCCAAGAATGTTCCTGCAGGATGGACAAAAAGTTTGTATGCATCTCTCCACTTATCTTGTGCTAGTTCTGACCTGATGAGTATAGCATGTTTTTGATATAACTTATTGTCAGTAATAAACTTCTGTGAGTCAGGACCGATGTCATCACCCACATTGAAAACATTATTCTTAGTGTATATTATATCAGGGTCAATACCAAAGAATGTTCTGAAGAACTGTTGTATAGAATACTTTGTACCCTTTGACCTAAACAATACACTAGAGTATTTTGATGCCGCCCTTTTATCAGAGAACCCTTCGAAGAAGTTCTGTCCAAGTAATAACTCGTCTTCGATGAAAGAGAGAAGAGATAAATCTGTCTGTGTTATATCTCTTGTATAATATAAATCTCTGATAAGTCTAGAAGGAGACTCCTCAGAGTTTTCAAAGTTATAGTACTCATCGAGTAATGTGATTAACTTAGGATACTCTGAACGAAAAAACTCAGGAAGGATTTCCTTGACTTGATACTTAGGGAAGGCAAGTTCTCTTCGATTATAATCTCTTAAAGTGATATCGTCATTGTTTGCCATTAATTAAGAACCCCTGAAGCAACATCTACGATTGTGGTTTTACTTTTATCAATATCTAAAGTTACGATATCTTGTCTTAAAGGAGATATAGCACTTTGGTTTGCAGGAGTAGCAGAGACTTTTAGGAAAGTATCTGCCCCAAGAATAGAATCAATCTGAAGTCCTACTATATTGATAGTGTCTCCAGAATAGTCTCCAATATTATCAACTATAACAGAACCTTGAGATGTATCAAACACCTCAATAACATTTGAGTTCAATCTGTTTCTCAGTATACATGGATTGCCTCTGAAGGTAAATGTAGTAGATGTTATTCTGTAGAATACATCATCAGGGTCTACTATGGGTGCCGCATATCTAATCTTATAGTTCTGTATTGTATTCAAAACTGGAGTAAATCTTCTTTGCATTTTGATTTCTTGTCGTGAGGATAATACCGCAGGACTTGTTTCATCAACAAGTGATAGTAGGTTTGACCTTCTGAAGGACTGATTAAACTTACCTGTATTAACACTAAAATAGTTTTCAACCGCAACTGCTACATTATTTTGTATTGTATTTTTTGATAGGGTTGTAAGATTATTACTAAATTGGAAGAAGGTATTGACTTCTATAAAGGTGGTTATAGGGTCATCAAACTTGACATCGAATGATGCAACCGACAACTCATCTGAGAGTTGTAGTATCTCATCTTTTATTCTTGTTTGAGTTTCAATCTCAAGTTCTGTGTCATCATCATTTTTCTTAAATAATATTGATACAAAGACCACACCATATTCTGGTTCGAGTGCATCTTCTCCTCCAAAGGATTGTATGTCCTCAATAAATGATGAATAGTTTTTGAGTATCAATGAAGAGTAATCTGAGGCAGTTACCATTCTGTTCTGTGACGCATACTGGAAAGGTGCATTCTTACGAATACTTTCTACACTCTCTTTTGAACCACCACCAACAGCATTAGAATTAGTTGATGTGATAACAGGATATGCTACGTTATTTATTATTACAGTAGTTTGTGGGGAAAATATTTTTGCGGTATTGGCAAGTTCACCTGAAGTTGAAAGATACTCTACTTCTATCTTCGCACCGACATTAGGTGCTTTACCTAATGTAACACCGTTACCAAAAGCAAGTTCATATAGACCATTGGGTGCTTCTCTAAGAATATATAAAGTAGAGTTCTGGTTTATTGACCGCGCATTGATGAGGTTTGAGTATGTAGTAAATGTTGAAGACGTTGCTGAATCAAACACTCTAACAACGGCACTTGATATGTCAAGTCTCTTATCTGGAATAATGTAGACAGGATTGTCTGTTGCTTTCAAAGCAAGGAATGTTTTTGTTCGTGCTATCCCCTCAAATATTTTTATTTTATCATCTGATGCGGCATCTGTAAACTTATATATTCCTTCTCCACCATCAGTTGCAGATATGTCTTCTCTTGTTTGGAATGTATAGTTGACATCATCCACACTTGAAGTGAACTTAAAGTTTTCGTTGAGTTGAATAGTAGAGGGTCTATTTGAAACACCACTTAGATTTATTGATAGATTAACGAGTGCTAGTGCAGAGGTTCTTGAATCAGGAACATATCCGATACCTTCTGCTAGAGATAAAACAGAACTTCTAAGTTGAGCAGTACTCAGGAAGGATTCATTTAACGCAAAGTTCGCGGTCAAAGCATTGTAGTGTGTATTGTATGCGAGCACATCAAGGATACTCGATATCCCTGCCGCTTGGAAGTTAAATGTGTTGAACTCACCAGAGTTCTGAAGTGATGTCTTTAGATTATTCTTTATTGTATCAAAGTCTAAAGATGTTGAATTGATTGTTGTTGCCATTTATCTTAACCTTGCGAGATTGGTGGTGAACTGTACCACTTCTGATGTATTTAATATTTTAAATGTTATTGTAGTGTCTATAGTATTTTTATATCCCTCTATTCCCTTAACACTAATATCTATTATCTCTGCCCTTGGTTCAAATCTTTCTATCGCAGATATAATTTTTTCTTCTATAATATAATCTTCTCCATAATCTATCAAATCGAAAAGGAGACTTCTTATGTTAGCACCATAGTTAGGACGAAAGGGTTTCTCAAGTTGATTAGTCATTATAAGACTTTTTACCGATTGCTTAACTGCGGCGGCATCGAGTTTCTTGTAGACGTCACCACTCGTAGGTTTGACCGCTAGTGTCAAATCTATATCTTTATATTGGACTCTACGTGTTATAGAAACATTATTGGTTCCTAAGTCCCCGCCGTCCTCTAGTGAAAATGCTCTTCTTGTCATATCTTTATTTATATGTTTTGTGGTGTCTTAATTGAAAGAATTTCAATAAGTTCATCTTTAGATTGTAGTTGATTATTAAATACTGTCTCTATATCTCTCTTGAACTCTTTATTCCTCACCTCAAAGGATGCAGGAACACTTGGCATGAGTAATCCAATCTGTCCCGTAAGACTTCCATCAAAATTATAAGTATCATAATCCAAATATAATTTTTTATAGAACATATGGTCTTTCCAATACTCTGCTACATCAAATGTTTTCTCTAAATCAATCTGACCATCAGTACCTATGACTTGATAGTATACAAGGTTTCCGATTGCTTTTTGTTCCATTATTTCTACACCAGAGTCGATAGGTTTTCTATTATAGATACCTTCACTTACAATAATACGAACATCATTAAACCTATCGGTGTTGCCGTTTATCATATCTATTGCTCTTGCATGTAAAGTAAGATTACGAGCAATCTGTCTACGGGCATCGTCAAATATTATATGTCTGAATGATGTTCTACTTCCACGAGACCCCAGAAACTTTGCCATAGTTATGCCGCGACCAAGACGTGTCTCTGATGATATGGGTAGTTGTGAATCTGGATTATATAGTGGGTCAGGTTGTACTCTCATTTTCTAAATCTCTTTCCTCGATTTTCTATGGAGTTTCCTATCGCAGTATATCCATATTTACTATTTGGTTTTTTACCCACAGTTCTACCTATTTTAGGTGCAAACCTATCATAACCTAAAGGATTGATTATTCCTTCCATTATCATTAGGTTTCCTACATGAGAAGGTTGTTGTTCTCCTCTTGATTTTTTATTCCTGAAAGCAGAGCGAACCTCATTGATAGTGGGTTTCCTATTGAACACAGGTACACCATCTATTTGATAGTGCTCTTTACCTTTCATCTCTGACCTCATATAGTCACCTGCATCAACACTAACCTCGTTCATAGGTTTACCTTGTAGATGTTCGTATGCATTAGAAGAGTCTGCTGAAACAGTTCCCTCATATATTCTTGCTACCTTGTCGGGTTCTACAGTAAAGTGACCACCCTCTGTTTCTAAATCAAAGTTTGCTATCATATCTGCCGCCCTCAATATAGTTAGACCACCCGGAGGTGCAACGAAAGGTGCGGCGGCAGTTGCTGAGAAAAATGCGGTAATAGATTTATTTGCGTTGTCAGCAAGTTGTGCTTTCTTTGCTGTACCATAAAGACTTCCGTGGAATATTGCGGTCTCGAAGTCTTGTGATGTAGCATCATATGAATCTAAGTTAGTAGCATCATCTGCTAAAGTTGCTCCAGTGACAGGTCCATTAGCACTGTCTCGTGCCGCTGTAGCACTCACACCACTCGTATAAACTTCTGCGGTATAATCTCTTTTCTTTAACGCACCAGAATAAGTCTGTCCTGTAAATCTTGTGAACGCACCACCGATAGTTCCATAAGAACCTTGTATGTCTAATCTCTTACTACCTGTTACTCTAACTTTCTTAGAAATAGCATCTAATCTCTCAGTAGAAGACAGAACCATTTCTTTATGACTTGAAAGTTCATAGTTACCCTCAACCATAATATCAGCACTACCTTTTATACCGTGGTCAAAGTCAGCAAGATTAATTTGAACGTTTCTTCCTACTACCTTTTCTATTTTTGTTCCAAGTAAATGTTCTGTTACATCCCCTGTAATATGATTACTAAAGTTTCTTCCTGTTTCATCTTTTCGGTTACCCGATACATTGAGGTTATAATCTCCTCCAACATCGACATTCATATCACCACTTACTCTGAGATTAAGATTTCCGTTGTATACAAGATTACCGTGACCCTCAACAATCACAGTTTGGTCTCCCCCTGTCACCTCAACCTTATTATTCAATGCAGATATTACAACCGTACCGTCGGCACGTAACTCTACACCCGACCCTTTACGATGACGAATAAGAACTCTTTCTCCTCCTGGAGTATCGTCCATCTCAATGACGTGCCCACTTGGAGTTTCATCTACTTGATTGAATGGATATTGAGAAGGCATCTGTTCTGGTATGTTCAAAGGAACATCATAATCTCCACCACCCGTGTAGAGTTTGTTTACCTTAGTACCAACTGCCGCTTTGTTAATAGATGGACCAAAGTTATATTCTCTCTTTGGATAATCACCCGAAGCATTTTGCATTCCATTATCTGGAACACCAACAGTAAGTTCGGCACCTAGACCTCCATCTTCTGTTCTTGCTTTAAAGTTGTCTTTACTTGTAGTCATTATTCACCTATGTATTATAATTGTATGAGTTGAGTGTGGCACGAGCAAATGCATATTGAGATTTACCAAGACTTGCGCGAGTACCTTCTGGACCCCAACATCTCTTACCACCTGTATCAAAATGAAAGTGTCCATTATATATTCCAACACCACGGAACCCTGCTTGGATTGCCGCTTCAATAAGTTTCTGTAACTCTGCGTCCTTCATACCATCTCTTGACACATCGATTGCTTGACCTGTTCTATGTTTACTCTTTCGAGAACTTCCGATAGCATCACCTTGTGCCTGAGTACGGAACCCACTTGTGATGATTAGATTTCTTTCCATAACATTTGCCATAGCATCTAATCTTAAAGGTATATCATCTCTCAATAAGTCGGGGTCAACAAACTTACCATTAGTAGATTGGATTGCATATTTTGCTTTATATATTCCACTTGCTTTATCAGAAAGACTTGAGGCATCTAATAAACTAGGGTCTGGAATGAATATAGGAGTTTGTTCTGATTCAGGTTCTTCAACAAAGGTTTCGTTTACTCTTCCAAACAAAGATAGTATATATTCTTGAACATCAAAGTATGGGTCTAACTCATTTGGATTTAAATCGTTATGACCAAACACTTCTCCCCCTGCAACATGATGATAGAACACACCAAGGAACTGTTCCAATGTATTATATTGTTCGCGAGTAAAAGATGCACTCGATGTTTGCCAAGAACCTTCTGTTGCAGGACTTAGAATACCACCGACCATAGCAATACCTATGGAGGTTTCGTTATAGTTTCCTGTCTCGGTATGGTTACCAGATTGTCCAAGTTGTATTCCACGTTGAAGTCTACCATCACGTCTTATGACATAATGATATCCAATGTCTCCTTGAACTGCTTCTATTTCTTCTACACCAATATTCTTATTAGTAAATGTCTCGGTTGCGTGAATAACAACATTGTTTATTTCTCTACTAGTATAGAGAGAATGAATGCTACTTGCCATTTCAAAATCTAACTCTTCCGTAGAGGAAACATATGTAAATGGTTTTCCTATTTCTATTTCAACATCTGAATTGAGAGGGGATGAAGGTACATCACTTGCAAGTATAGCAGTTAATGTTTGACGGAACTCGTTTGCAATCCTGAGTTCGTTCTTATTTAACGCATCAGCAACTTCAGCAATAGTTGCGGCAGAGGTTCCGTCTTCTTCTAACGCACTCCTCACATTATTTATGGTCTGCCCTAAATCGTCACCCACCGCTTTTACTATAAGTTCTGGTTTCACTTCACCATCAAGTATCAGTGCCTTTATATTTGGGTCTCGTACTGTAATAGAAACTAATGCTTCATTTGCTTGACGACCTCCTGCCGCAAGAGCATTCAATAATGTTATCGTTTCACCGAATGGTAGTTCTTGTGCTACCATAGAATGAAGCATGGCAGTACCTTCTTTTATAGTCTGTTCAGCAATATCTTTTAGAAATCCACCAAGGTTAAACTTAGTTGGGTCTGGAACAGTTTGTGCAATAATACTTCCATCAAAAAGTCCATCAGTTAACGTCGTTCCTTCCAGAACGCGAAGACCTGTAGTACTGTCTAAAAAAACAACTTCTGTTGGTGAAGGAAATGTATCACCAATAAAAGTACTGATATCTAAACCTAAGTTTTTACCAAGGTCAGTAATACTATCATTCAAAAAATCCACACCATTATTTACAACGGACATAATTCCACCCAAAGGTGAGTTCATGAGTACATCTGAAAAGGTTTTTTGTAGTTGAGCAAAGGGGGATACTTGTGCCATTATAGCATCTGTTATTCCAAGTTCTTTTGCAACCTTTAAAACTATTGTAAGAAATCCTTGAGCAGGTCTCCCTATAACTTCTGGAAGAGAATCAAGAAATGTTGCAATATCAACTCGTGTAGTGTTCACTAATGCTTCTACTGTAGTGGTTGCTTGAATGATTGCTTGTGGTGAACCTGAACCTATACATTTTACGTTCGGTCTTGTTACACCTGTCAACCCAAAGTTGCCACCTAACTTTGCAACACCTACAGAACCGTCAGTATTTCCCACAGATTTAATAAATCCTCCAAACGTTTTTCCGTCTGTTTGGTCACCTATAATACTTGACTCTCTTGCAAGGGTTCCTTGTATACCCGATTTAATAGCAGTTCCTAATACTCCAACATCCTTCACATCATCTGAGAAAGTCTTTATACTAATAGAATCTACTAATCCTTCGGTATGTAAATGATTGATAGCAAAGAGTTTATCTTTTTCATATTTTACAGTTACATCACCAAGAGCATCTTTTAGATTTTTAGTTTTGATGACAGATTCAGGTATATCATTTACGCGAACTTTTCTGAGGAGTTCATCATTTATTAGTTCTTTTACCTTACCTAATGCCATTACTCATAATCTCCTTGACTCTTAAGTTTCGTAAGTTTTGCCAAATCCATCTTCAAGTAGTATTTAGCAAAAACTTTAAGAGACCCCTTTTCACCCTTAAATCGGTCTGTTTGTAATAATCTTATATTAGCAGACCTTTGAGTTCCGTTGAGTTCAAATGTAATGAAGTCTAGTTGAGTGGTAAAGAGTTCGTATGTGTTTGAGAATGCTTTTAGGTTCTTCAATCTTTCTCCGTTCCATTCAGCAATACCAAAGGGACTAAACAAACCTTCCCCTCTTGCTCCTGATACCATTCCTTTTTGACTCAGGTTCTCTGCGATACCTAAAGATTGCATGTAGGTATATCCTAGATTGAGAAAGTATTGTAGGGTGTACTCTACTCTATTTGAATCAACGTCTTGAAGTCCAAATTTACCTGGAACATCTTTACTATCTACTATTACTAGATTGCTAGAAGATAGAACATTATTATCAAACTTTTGTGCCATTGTTAGTTTTTGTATCTCAGAAGGACTTTCTGTTTTAGGAAGAGAACCCAAAACGATAGGTGTCTGTGAGTTTACACCATCCATAAACATACCAAACACTAACGCACTTGGCAACACACGAGGCATCTTACCAATACCCGATACTCCACCTTCTGTTGTGGGCAGAACACATTGTGCCCAAGGTAAATGGTCTTCTGGAATATCTAATGTTGATTCACTATGTAATCCGTGTATACGTATCTTCACTCGTCCTTCATACCCTGCAGGAGGTGTTGAGTTTACAACAGTCGCAATAAACCAACGAGTGTTATCACCATAATATTCCGAAAGAATGGGTCTCATTATTCTATTACCTCTTCACTCTCTATCTTATATAGTTGCAATATACAGTTATGACTTTCTGATGTGAACTGATGCTTCATATCATATATTAAATAGTTTCCCGAATATCTTGAATCTAATACTTGACCGACTGTTTCTCCCGCATCAACATTATCACCTATGATGTCAAGGTCAATAATATCTCCCACCTTTGCTCTTGCTATGATTAGGGTCATACCTTCTACAACTACAGAAATAGGATTTTTCTTTAAAGCAAAAAATAAAGAACGAGAGGCAACCTTGAGATTGAACTTATTTTCATCGGTCTCATCATGATACCCCTTTATATTTCCGTAGGTGCCCATAGAAGTTATTGTGTGATACTTCTTTGCGTTATATTCTTGATAGTTTAGATTATTGAGAGTAAAATTAGGGTCAAGTATGTCTTGAATAAATGTATCATCCTTTTCAATAACACTAGCATCTTTTAGATTTTTAAGTTGTTTACTCAGGGTATACTTTGTTGTGAATACTTCTCCTGTACTCAAATCAGTATTAGTGTATTGAGACATTACAGCACCCTTTTCCATTAGTTGTAAAGTGCTTGAAGACGCTGGTATATCTATTGCTTTGATTGTATACGAAGCAGATACAGGGTCAAGTTCTAATGTGGTTGTTTGTGGAGTATACCTATAAGGTATTTTGTTGAAAGGTTGTTGTTGTAGCATTGTATCAAGATTACCTAATCTCACAACACAACCCTGTTCGTTATCTTCGGTGTTTGTATTATTATCACCCTCTCCACTCAGGTCTGGCATCACAAGAGTAGAGTAAACAAAATAAGGTGAACCTGTCTGAGTTGTTATTCTACTTGTTAACCATCTAACTGCATCGATAGGTGTTAGATTTGGAATAATACATTTTATATTCTGTTGTGCACTCTGTTCATCAAACTCTGTTAATGCTCCTGTATATGAGATATCTACTTTTCTACCTAACTCATTTTGAAGAATCCTCTTGACCATAGTTTCAAGACTTCCGTTGTAAGACTTACTAATCTTATTAATCCTACCAAGGAATCCGTGCTCATCAATCATATTGAAAGCAAATGAAGATGAGTTAGCATTTTGATTGGTCTTTGTTTTCCTTTGTATACCTGTCATTATAAAACGTTTTTTTAAGATAGCAGTTGTATTTTCGTTGTCACCTGTTCCTATTTCAAACTCTATCCTTTCAGTCCCCTGAAATCTAAAATCAGAAAACAATCCTGTGGTATCCATTATAACTGCATTGCCTGTAAGATAGGGTACATCGAGGGATTCAAAAATATTAAGTTCTGCAATCATTGCTGTGACATCATTTTCTATAGAGGTTCCGTCAGAACTTGTGAAACCATCTGCAGTGATGATTGCTCTCTTAATAACAAACTGAGGTTTAATACTATTATCAGTCATTTAATTTTACAATCGTCTTTTCATTTGTCTTTTGAACTCAGTAGCAATAGCATCGATTGCTTCTGGTTTGATAATAATAATCTCTTTGAGTTCATCATTCTTTCTCTCTACCCTGTCACTATATGTTACAGGAATCCAAGATGCACTAGGGTTACCGAAATCAAATAGAGTTAAATCTTGATGTACTCCATCAGTATCTTCATAGTGATGAACGGAACTGTATTGATTAGATTCTGCTATAAGTTGTAATACTTTTTTGTTTCCTTCGGTAGGACTATATGATAACAACTCGTCAGGATTAAAAGTATCCCCTCCAGTATCTATTATTATCTGACCCATCTCTGGTATCTTACGAATGATTGTTCCTTCTGTACCACTACTTTCTCCTTCTACAACTTGACCTATTGGGAAGAGTTCTACTGAACCATCATCTGTAGACATATCACTATTTGTAGTAATAGTCCTATAGGGATATCGTATCTTTACTTCGTTAAGTAAATCATAGGAGGGTATTGCCCAACCCGATTCACGGATATGTTCGTTCATAAGAAAGAATGACCAATAGTGGTCAACTGTACCATAGAGTTTAAACGACAATGTGTCAGGTCTTTCTCCTGCCATTATAGTGTACTTTTCTAATATAGCAACATTGTGTAAGGTATCATCCAATACAGAAATGTACTGTGTAAGTTGGTCGAACGCAACAGCATTTTCTGCGTTACCAAATTGATATCCCACAGTTGAGAAGTTACGGAAGTAAGAAGTTGTCATTTAGAATCCCGCCTTGATATCATCTTTTGATAGTTTTAATGACTCTTGGAAACTAAGTGTCAAATCAACTTCAAATGGTTTTGGTTTACTTCCGTCACTAGATGGATGAAAAGATTGTTGTGTTTGGTTGTATGTCGTATTGACTGCTTTTAAGTAAGCAGGTTTTATTTTATTGAAAACTTGTTTACCATCATACATCATTCTAATCATAAATCTACTGGGATATTTCATACCTAATGCAATACCCTTATCACTTGGATTGCTCCCATTTGTAAAAATGGTTTCTGGGTATAACTCTTTACGGAAGAACTTAATCATACCTTCAATCTGGTCTGCTTCATGTTTAGATGATGCAATCAGTTTGAAACTAAAAGCAAACTCTCTAAAGACAACATCTTTGAAAAGAACACGAGAGTTAGGGTTTAACACTACTCTTGTTGCGAGACTAACATTATCTTTTAGGACTTGTGTTGTTTTCAAATCAGGAGATTTTAATAAGTTATTTACCAACACACTTCCTACAGCACCTCCTTGAGAACCTGTTATGCCATCATAGAAAGTGCTTAGTCCTTGTTTTACCACATCTGCAATTGAACCAACAGCACCTTTTCCGTTTTGTAATGCTCTTTCTCCTGCCGCCCCTGCCATACCTAAGTCTGTATTCTCATAAGAT